TAAAAAACCAGTGCCTAAGTCAATGTCAGTATCGCCATCATCATAATAAATAATAGAATCATAATTTTCATCGCGATACCAATCATTATAGATTTTGAACACGCCACGAAGAGGTAATTGATCATAACTAAGAAATACGCCATCAGAATTGCCATAACTACCAGCAGGGAACATAAGATGGTTAAGCAAAGAATTAACAACAACTACATCCTCAGTATGATAATTAACCTCAGGATCTGTAGGATCAACGAGAACGTATTTTTCCAAATTAATTTGAGGTAAATTATATTCTGTAGTTTGAGTCCAAGCATCATCATTAGCACCCAAAAACTTGTCAAAATTAGTCCACAAAACTTTATCAGGAACAAAGAAAAAAGCCTCCTCAAAATAAGCATTATCCATAGTTTGATGTAAAGAGGTCTCTAATCTAACTAAAGACGATGTTCGTAAAGAGTGAGTTTCACCAGGATAAACAGGCTCAACAAAAACAGGAACAAAATCACCAGTATTAAAAGTGGTTAAAATACTATGAGATAAATCAAAGCGCGTACGTCTTTTATTAATCGTAGGAGCTTTATTGAAATGAGTTTTACTAACTAAATCAGGCATTATTCATTACCTCCTGAAGGTTCAACCTTTTCAGGTTCAGCCTTAGATTGTGCCTCAACATAAGAGGCAATAACTTTTTCAGCGGATTGATCAAGAACTGCACTAAAGAACTTAGATGGATCGTTATCAAATAATTTTTTAACTTCATCAGGAAGTTTATCAAACGATTCACGAGCTTGAGAGTTCATCTTTTCAATAGCACTAATGTCATTAATGTCTTTAGGTAAAATAGTGGTATCACCATAAAAACCTTGTCTAACATTAATTACAGACTCATCACCAGCTTTAAGTTTTGCAACAATAGTAGTGATGTCAGTAGATGCTTTACTTGCTTGAATATAAGCATCTAAATCAATTTTTTCACCAGGCTCAGCTTTTTTCTTACCACTAACTGGATCAATACTTAACTTAGCAGAAATCTTGTATTTTTCACCAGGATTAGTAAATGTACAACGAGCCGCGCGAGGTTTGCAAGAATAAGGTTTAATAATTTCACCAGATTCTTTTTTTACTACTTTTTCGGTAGCCATATAACTTTTCCTTTCTTTTGATCAATAAAAGGACGAACTTGACCAAAAGCAGGATCTAAAGCTTTAATAGGAATTGCTAACGCCTGGAGAGCTTGATTGAGCTTGGTAGTCTCTGCTTTAAGCTCTTTCACTTGAGCGACCAAACCATCAACCACTTGTCTAATCTCATCAGCGGATGCCTTATCAAAATCGATATTCTCAGGCATAATAGCCGCAAGAGCAATAATCTCTTTTTGTTGAATATCTTTAATAGAGCCATCAGCACTATCAAAGCTAAAAAGATACTTTAAAACGAAGTCTTTAGCAGCAGTTCTATCCGTTTTAGGATCTCTTAACATTATTTCAACAGTACGTTGAGCACTTTCATCATTATTAGAGGTGAAAGTACGAACTACCTCTTTGCTCACTGTATCAAGTAAGCCATAATTTCTGACGATCATTTATAATCCTCACTTTCTACGCGATGATTTTTCAATCGCATACTTAATATCGTCAAGAGACATAACTTTAATGAGGCTGTCTCTTTTAGCCTCAGCTATTTCTATCATGTCATAGTAATAGTCAATTTTAGTGTAGCAGTCAGTAAGAGCTGCAACTTTTACTGGATCATCCAGCTGTCTAATTTGTTTCATTTTCAATCCTCACATCATTACACTCAGTCAAATTGATTCTAAAAATCCACTTAGGTTGGCCAATAAGCCAATAAGAAAGCCACTTAACATGAGCTTGAACATGATCAACATTAGTTATAATATGTTGAACATTTTCTTTTTTAAGCGCATCATAACGCCTATATTTAATAATCATTAAAGTCTTATACCACCACGAGCAGGAGCGGATGAAACATTAACCTTTTTTCCTACCACAGCAGTATGAGAGAACACTTTGCGATCTTTAGACCGTCTCATCTTTTTTCTCATCTATAGTCTCCTTTCTTTGAGGTGATTTTAAAATACGCTCTACGATAGATTGTATGATTGACTCATAACCCTTTAAGCCTGGATGCTTACATAAGTATTTTGAAAGGACGAAACCCATTTTCTCAGAGCCATGACCAGCACCAAACTCTTTCTCTGCCTCAATAGTAAGATCAAGAAGTTCTGATGTAGCAGAATCATCATAGATTTCCACCTTAGAGCGTTTGCGAATAATAGCAAAAACCAACTCAACAATAGCAACAAAAGCTAAAATGATGAATTGATAGTTTGTTTCAATAAATTGAATAACTTTTTCCATATAACCTCCAATAGCGCATAATTTCCATTATGTTATCTATAATTATATACTAATTATATACTATTCTTTAACTAAGCCAGTTATTTCATAAAACTTAGTATTAGCGTCAATTAAATCATTAATATATTTAGATTTAGAAGGAACGTGCTCAGGGAACACATAATGACTTTTATCACACTCATAACAGAGTTTTTTATATACAAACTCATCGATAGTAATACAAATCCTGACCTTACCTTTTTTTACCATAAATTAAACCTCACAAAAAAAGTGTACACCTAAAAAAAAGAGATGTCAATAGGTTAATCAACATCTCTATTAAAAGCCTTAGCAGCACATATAATTTTGTCCTCTTGAATCTGACGATTATCATTAATTAATTGATGACCAGCCAAGAGAGATCTATTCTTATCAATAGACAACAATGTCTTATCATGCCATTCTTTTTTTATATCAGGACGATCAAGATAAATCTTTTTCTTATAAGCACGAGGAATCATAGAGCAAAGAGGAGCTTTATGATCACGAGGTAAAATAATATAAGGATGATTTATAAGAGAATCTTTATGATCCTCAAAGTATTGACTACCAATACCAGGACGATTAGACATCCTAATATAAGGCGGCTCAACACCAAGCTTTTTAGTATAAACATCTTTGTTTTTACCTTTTTGCTTTTTCATAATATACCTGGAAACATAAGCATTAGTATTCCAATTACAAGGAGCTATCAAGATATTACCATGAGGCCAACAATCTTTAATAAATTGAGAATAAAAATACCAATCACCAGTCATATTATTTTTCTGTCTAATAATAGAGCCATCATCTTGAGGAAAGAAATCAACAAGATCAGGCAAAGGACAATTAAACAGAATAAGATGAGCGTGAGGCCTCAATGACTTATCACCATATTCCTGGCAATAAAAATATCTCAAACCTTGATGGCCACGATAGCGAAACTTGTCTCTTAATGTTTTAATAAAATCATCAAGATCAGGTTTATAAATCGTAGCATTACCTAACTCACCATAATGTAAGTGATCATCATTGTAAGTAAGAGTAATGAAATAATTGCAATCATATTGTAAAGCCTCAAGAGTACATCTATTAGCCCAATCCTTAGAGTAAGCAAGACGGCAACTTACACAGCTGCCGCAAGGTACTTCAATTAACTTGTGAGAAACATAATCAGGCAACATCTCAAGAGCCCAAGAACGGGATTCTTGCGAAACAAGACGATAAGCCTTATTCTCACTATAATTAACTTTCCAATTTGCTTTTTTTAAGGAGTTCATCAACTGTAAATTAACATTTTTTACATCAGCCACAAGCATCAGCATTGGGTTAGTGCAAGACATAAATCAACTCCTTTCATTCCGCGACCTGGCGTTATTAATATCAAGTACGCATAACGCCAGGCGCGTGTGAGGATCTTATCAACGATTTTCAAACTTTTTCATGAGCTTTTTCCACTCATTTTCATTTATTTCAAAATCGTCTTTAAGTTTTTTAATTTGCTTAGAATTGCTTATAAGAGCCTTTCCAGCAGATTCATTTTTATATAGATTTCTTGTGCGGCCTGCAGCGATATACTTATCAGCAACAGTCTCACGAGATCGGCCAGTTATATTAGCAGCCTCTATCTTAGCATCAGCAGACTTCTCAGCAGCCTCAACCTTAGCGTCAACTAACTGAGACATCATCATCATATGAGTCATGGATTGAAGTGCAGAACTAACACCGCTTAAATCGACTTCTGGAGCAACAGCTTTGGGAGCGTTAAGAGAGGCCATAGGAGCACCTTGACCACCAGTAGCAGTGAGAACAGGATTAAGACCTGCAGCTTGCAAATCCGCCATCTCAATTTGGTGAGCGTGTTCAATGTTGTATTGTGATTGTTTGTTGATAGCATTTTGAGCATTAATGTTTTGTTGATTTGTTTGCTGTTGATTATGGTAATTAATACCAGCAGCAGATGCAGCACCTACAGCCGAGATAATTGCAGCAATAATAGCACCAGCAGCAAGACTAATAGCCATAATTAAAACCCAAATGTGTTAGGGATGGAATACTTAGCCATCTCTCTTGTAGCATAATACTCAAAATATAAATTAACTGACCATTGGAACGAAGCCTCAGAAGAAACCGCAATAGTACGATCAACATTAGAAGCACCTTCTTTAAGCCAGGAGGCAGACGCTTGAGGTAAAGAATTATAAGAATCACCATAATGCCAGGAATCTAAAGTTTGAGAGATAGCAGGTTGGAAATAACCGCTAAATCTATTAGTACGCTCTTTCAAATGATACCAGGCCTCTTGATAGCCAAAGACAGCTTTGGCATTATTGACAGCAGATTGATTTTGAGTAGCTAACGCATAAAGTTCAGACTTCTCAATAGCAAGCTCACCAATATTATCTAACATAGGATCAAACAAGCTATAAAGATCTTTATTTCTAAACTTTCTATCAATACCTTGAGAATAAGTTCTTGAAGTACGTACATAACAGAAACCAATAATCCATCCATATTGAGTAAATGATCTAACAAATGATTCTGAACTATCAACAGTCTTTGAATGACCAGCATCAGTGCCTAAAACGGTAGTACCAGTCTCAGAAGTTTGTAAAACTTCCATCATAGAAACAGGTATTCTCTTACCACCTAAGAACTCAGAACGATCAATCTCTAAGTCATTAACGTGAACACCCCATGTAGCATAAATTTTTTCTTTCATACGTGTGCCACCACGTGCATCACGTTCTGCAATTGCCTGAGCAGCTATGCTAAGACGTAATTGATTAATAGTAATTGCTGAACTATTAGAGAGATCAGCGAGTAAATTAGTTTTATCAACATCCTTATGATTTGCAGAATTAGAAGGATTGGATTGATCAGCTTGAACAACACCATAATTACTGCCACCTAAACCACCAGCTGGAACGCTAAGTAATAAAGGTAATCTATTATAGCCTGAGCTAATAGTAGAGCCGCCAAACATAAGCGAATTGCCCATATCATGTAAAGAAGTATCTGCAATAATAGGAGCAGTACCGACTAAACCAATACTAACTTCTTGACCTTTTTGAGGAGCAGGTAAAGCTGTACTAAATAAATCTTTAAATCTATTTACCTTTAAGTTAGAGGCAGCAGGATAAAAATAAGAGCCATTAAATAAAAAACCAGTGCCTAAGTCAATGTCAGTATCGCCATCATCATAATAAATAATAGAATCATAATTTTCATCGCGATACCAATCATTATAGATTTTGAACACGCCACGGAGAGGTAATTGATCATAACTAAGAAATACGCCATCAGAATTGCCATAACTACCAGCAGGGAACATAAGATGGTTAAGCAAAGAATTAACAACAACT